CCTAAAATTTTATATTTTAATACATTGCTGATACTTTTTGCCATTTTATCGTAAATTACCTTATTTTTACTCATAATTCTAAAATGTAAAATCAATGGATCTTCAGGATTAGGACATGTCGATCCTGAAAAAGCAGTATTATTAATAATATTTAATGCATTTGCAAAAGATACACTATTATACATTTCTTTAGTATTAAAACTATCAATACTAGATGTTGCTATTATAGGTTCATTATTTACAGAATATATTTCAAAATCAAGACATCTAGCACCCTGTTTAATACAATTTTGTAATGCACATTCATTAACATAATCATTTTTAAATTGACCACTACAGCAACAATTATATGCAGTTTTAATATAAAAATCTCTTAATTTATATGATTTATAATTTTGTCCATCAGGATTAAAACTAGCTAACTTTGGAAAAGAATCATATATAGAATTAATATTATTACAATTAACTTTATTTAATGATCGTTTTGTGTAAATATAAAAAAATATACCTAATAACATTATTACAATAATAAATATAGAGGCTATCCGTACTATTTTTGTTTTATCTTGAATATTTGTTAATTTAGTTAAATATTCTTGTGCTTTATCTATCATATATTACATTAAGTAAAAAATATTAAAAATAAAAGTTAAAATAATATAATTAATATATAATATGGCTGGAGGACTATTAAATATTGTTGCATATGGAAATCAAAATATAATACTAAATGGAAATCCAAAGAAAACATTTTTTAAAACTACATATGCTAAATATACAAACTTTGGACTTCAAAAATTTCGTGTAGATTTTGACGGTTTAAGAAATTTAAGAATGAATGAGGAATCTAAATTCTCATTTAAAATACCTAGATATGCTGAGTTATTATTGGATACATATATAGTTATAACGTTACCAACAATTTGGAGTACTATTATTCCTCCTAGAGATATTAATGGAGTATGGGCTCCTTATGACTTTAGATGGATTGAAAATCTAGGTACAATGATGATAAAAGAGATTAATATTTCAGTAGGAGGACAGTTGTTACAAAGTTTTACAGGAAAATATTTATTAGCATTAGTTCAAAGAGATTTCAGTGAGAGTCAAAAACAAAAATATGATGAAATGACCGGAAATACAAAAGAATTAAATGATCCAGGAAATGCATTTAGCAGAGTTAATGTATATCCTAATGCTTATTATGTTCCACCGAATGAAGGAGGAGCAGAGCCTTCAATACGTGGTAGAAAATTATTTATACCAATTAATTCATGGTTTACACTATCAAATAAGATGGCTTTTCCATTAATTTCATTACAATATAATGAATTACATATTGACGTAACATTAAGAGCTGTACGTGATTTAATACAAATACGTGATGTTACAGATGCGACAAATAATTTTCCACTTGTACAACCCAATTTTAACGATTCATATCAACAGTTTTATCGATTTTTACAAACTCCACCTGATATTGATTTGACTTCAGAATCTTATCAAGATAAAAGAACAGGTTGGAATGCAGATATTCATTTAATGTGTACATATGGGTTTTTAACAAATGAAGAATCAAAAGTTTTCGCAGCAAAAGAACAAAAATATTTAATAAAAACTGCATATGAATGGAATTATTATAACGTTACTGGAACACAAAGAATAAATTTAGAAAATACTTTAGGTATGGTTTCATCATGGATGATGATTTTTCAAAGATCAGATATAAATTTAAGAAATGAATGGAGTAATTATTATAATTGGCCGTATAATTATTTACCATTTGAAATAACACCTGCTCCATTAGAGGGAAAATATTATAGTGAAGATTTGCCTGAATATCCTACAGGTATTGGTCCAGGTACAAATCCACAAGACGAAGGTACAACAAGTGGTTTGTATATAACTGGTAACTATCATGTAGAAAATCATAAAAACATATTAGAATCCATGGCTATTTTATTAGATGGAACATATAGAGAAAATTTATTAGATTCAGGAGTTTATAACTATGTAGAAAAATATGTTAGAACATCAGGTGGTTTTAAAGATGGATTATATTTATATAATTTTTGTTTACATACAGATCCATTTGATTTACAACCAAGTGGAGCTATGAATCTAAGCAAATTTAAAGATATTCAATTAGAATTCACTACTTACGTTCCTCCATTAGATAAAAATGCAGCATTTTACACTATATGTGATCCTTCTAATAATGAATTAATAGGAGTAAATAAACAATCATGGCAGATATACGATTATAATTATGATTTAACAATTTTAGAAGAAAGATATAATATATTAACATTTGTAGGTGGAAATTGTGCATTAATGTATGCTCGTTAATAATTTAAAAAATATTTATATGTATTTTTTAAATTATGTATCAATATAGAGAATGTATTATATGTTTAGAAGATAAACAAAAAGAAAAACTAATGGAATATAATCACTGTGGAAATTATTTTATACATAATAATTGTAAAAATGAATGGTTTAATATTCATAAAAATGAATGCTTTATATGTAGAAAAAAAATAATTGATGATTATGAAGATGATAATGATATTGTTATTTTAAACGAATTAACTAACTATTCTATATACAATGATATAAATAATTATATTTACAATGAAGAATTTGATAGTAACGTCAATGATTATAGCGAAGAAAATAACGAAGAAAATAACGAAGAAAATAACGAAGAAATTTATGAAGAGAATAGACATCAAAATGATTATTTACCTTCTATTACTATTACTTCTTGTTTTTTCTTGTTTTTTTATTGTATGAATTATTGACTATTTTTTTTTTTGTTTTATTACTTCTATTATTATAACAGTTTTTATATAATTTTTTCTTTATTATGTAGTCAATTACATGAGAAGATGATAACTCATATATTTTATCTAAACTAGTATAATAATTATCTAATTCTTCAATAACTTTTTTTGAACTAATAGTTTTTAAGTTTTCAGGTACATATTTACTTGGTAGTATCTTAAATTTATCCATAATAATTTGTTTCTGTTGTTTTATACTTTTATTTTTTAAAATATCAGGTACATAATGCTGTAATAATTTAGATAAATTAATATTTTTTTTTATGTGATTATATTTTTGTTTTTCATTAATATCATATGTATTTGTAAATGTTGGAACTACTAATATATTATTATTAATTATTAATTTTATACTTAATCCATTTTCTTCAGAAAACCCAAAATGTGTATCATCGTCCCAATTACCTTTTACTAAATTTACTATATTTTCTAAATGTAAAATAATAAAAAACGGGTCTGTTTTATTAAAATGACTAATACTATCTAATATTGTCGTAGGTTTTTTATATTTTTTACCATATTTAATATCTTTATCTGATGTTATTATTTGTATTTTTTTTGGGATTTTTAAATTTTTTTTAACATATTTTAATAATATTTTTAACATGTTTATTCTGTCTTTTTCATTAACACATACAGTTAATGGAGAGATATAATAATCATTTGTTGGTACCATATATAATTTAACATGATGATTTGGGAATATATTTGATATATAACTAGAACTATTATAAGCTATTTTTATATCTCTTAATGTTGGTGGTGAAAATAATCCTCCCATCCATATATTAATAGTTTTCATATTATATTATATTAGTAAAAAAAATATTTTATATATCATAATTATATATAAATGAGTGATAGTGATAATAATGAAGAAATAAATAATGATGAAAATGAAGATAATGAATCTACAAATAATTGGAATGCATTTGGTATAGGTATATTAAATGCAGTAATTATAACTTTACTATGTGCAATTTTAGGAACTAATTTCACATTTTTAACTAGAATAGATTTAGATAAAATATTCCCATATAATGAAAAATCAAGACCTTATCATGAATTCAATACAAAAACATATTTAGCATTACCACAT